CGTATGCCAGGAACGCAAGGTCTTCGGCTCCGATGCCTGCCGCCAGGTCACCTGCGCGCCGTTTATATTTGCGTTCCCAGGTGATGACTGTGAACAAATTGGTGGTCACAATGTCGGGTCCGTTGCCGGTGTCGACGCTGATTTGGATTTTCATGTTTCTCCTTGCACGGTTGGAGTGTTAGTTACGGGGGCGTGATGTCGCGGGCGAACGTGCCGCCGGTGAACGTCACTTCGACGGTGGCGAGTTCGCCGACGGTCGAGTTGATCGGCGTAAACGACTCGAGGTATGCGCCGGTAATCGTGTATTCCGGATTGGATGCGCCTTCGGTGGTGCCGCTCGGCGAAATGACCAAGGTGCTGCTTTTGCCGACCATTGCGAACAGTGCGCCTTCCGTTTCAATGGTTGCGCCTGTGCCGCCGTAAGCCAGGAAAAGAGTTATGGTGCACTCGACCTGTGCCAAGCCCGCCGTGAAGGTGCGCCCGGTGTCGCCGAAACTGGTTGATTCCAGAGCGTCATTGCCGATCGTAAGCGTGACCTGGTTGGCCTCTGCGCTCAGGTCGTAGGTGGTTGCGCCCTGGGTGATGTTGATGGTGGCGTTTGACAAAAACGTTGTAGGCATTGTCAGTTTCTCCTTGCCGCGATTGCGACTGTCAGGTTGTAGGCGGGTATTACTTGGTCGCCAACTGTGACGGTGGCGGGGCGGCCGCCGGTGACGGCCAGGGTTGTCGACGCCATGATGGTGTCGGCGGTTGTTATGAGGTAGTCCTCGGCGTCAAGGTTGCCTGGTGGGGCCGCCAAGATCAGCAGGTCGAAACGTATGTCTCCGACGTTGTAGGTGAACGCGTCAAAGGTCGGCGGGTTGACTAGGACGGTGAGCGGGCGGGCGTTTCGCGGGTCGATGACAGCTGCCAGGCCGAGCGCGGTCAGGGCGTTGACGACAGCTGTGCGGCAGTCGGCGAAAATGCCTGTGGCGGGCATCAGGCCACCTGGCTTCGGCGGATGCCGAGCAGACGCATGATTTGGCCCATTGTGCCGGTCGGGGCAGTGATCGCCATGTCTTGAAACGATGCGTAGGAATCCACCGATCCGCGTTCACGGTACAGGGCTGCCGCGTACATGATTGTGCCGAGTTTGACAGCGCTACTTGGCACGGAAGAGAGGGACTCGCCTTGATAGCCAGCCATCTTCCGCGCCTTGTAGGCCCAAGCGTTAGCGGCCTCCGTGCAGACCGTAACGAAGGCTGTGTCGTTAGCGGTAGCCACGGAAATACCTAACCACGACAGAACGTCTGCGGCGATGATCCAGGTGCACGTTTCTGTCCAGGTCAATGTGCCGAATGGGTCAGCTGCGGAGCGCTCAAGATCGTTGCCAGCGTCTTTGAAGAGCAGCTGGTTGGTGATGATGACGTTGTCGTCATATAGCCAGTCGCCCTCGTCGTCGACGCCGGTGTATTCGTAGACCGGGACAGCCAAAACGGTGTGTGTGCCGTTTAGGCCGTGTCCGAGGCCTGCCAGGGTGATTGATTGACCGATGCCGATTTCGGTTGCTTCAAGAGTCTGCACCACGGCGTAGTCGTCTATACGTTGGTGAAACGTGACGGTGAAAACGGCCATGGTGCAGAACTCCTGGGTGCAGCTAGCGGTGGATCAGACGAGGATGCCCTTGACGAACTTCGTCGAGTCGATCATCAGGGCGGCGAAGTAGCCGCGGAAGGCGATCGTGCGAGAAAGCGTCGAGGGCGCGTCCAGACTGATTGCGCCCTTTTGCTGTTCGAAAATTTCGTAGCCAGACGGGTCGCCGACGATGAAGGTGTCGTTGGCGAAGTTGCGGTCCACGACGACGCGAAGGCCGAAGGCGACGCCGCTGTCCTGTCCAGGGGTCAGGTTGCCGAACGCGTTCATTGGGCCGACCTGCGGGAAGAGCGGCCGGTCAGCGGTGTCGCTGAGGCTCATGAGGCCCTGCCAGATTGACGGCGACAGGAACAGGTGGGTGGGCAGGTTGCCGTTCGATCCGGTGAGAATCTTTGAGGCGGCCTGCGCCATCCAGCCTGCCCAGTACGACGGGTCGGCGTAGGACGTGCCAGCGAAGTTTTCGGTGACGGTTGCGCCGGTCGCAAGTGTATCTGCCGCGTAATTGTCCGTGGCGTTGGCGTAGATGCGGCCCATGTCATCGAGGATGATTGACAGCACCGCCGGGTCGGTCCAGTCGAGGTCGGCTTCAGACACGTTGACGTAGCCGCCGAAGATCTGCTTCGTGACCTGGTTGTTGAACACCACGAGGGTTCCGGACTGGTTGGCCATTTCGGCGAGGCTTGCGCCGATCGAAACGTGCGTGGTCACCTCAGGGCGGATGAACACCTTGCCGCCAGCGGGCATCGCACGGACGCCAATTGCGTCAACGACGGGGCGACGGCCCACGAAGTTGTTGTAGACCGGTCCGACGATCGGGGTGGGCAGGATGCCAGGCGTGTCGGTGGTGACCACGTCGGGCGCTGCGGCCTTGATGGCTTCGCGCATTTGGTGCCAAGCTGATCCGCCGGCGATGGCCGCGGAAAGGTACTCGACTGCTGTGGGCAGCGGGACTTCCTTGCGGGCCGTCGCGTAAACGATCGGGCTGACGGGGATGGTTGCCGGTGCCTCTGCGGCCTCGGCCTGAATTGCTTCTGACACTTGTTCCTCCTCGGGGGTGTCTTGTGGGTTGGTTTCGTCGTCCTCCGGGTCGGCCGAGGCGGCGATTTCTGTGATGACTGCGTCGCTAAACGCAGGCACGGCGACTAGCGACAGCTCGATCAGATCCGCTTTGGAAACGATCATGACGCCTTGCTTGTCGAACTTGAACTTCGTTGGGTTGGCTCCAACGGACACGGAATCGTAAGCGCCGGACTTGAGGAGCGCGACGGCGTCGCGGCTGGCCCGCGTGTCGGCCAGCGTTGCTTCAAACTCAAGACCGGCTGCGGTGTCAGTCAACTTGTTGACGACGCCGCGAAGTTGTGTCAGGTCGTGGTTTTCAACAAGTTTGGCGGCTTTTTGGTTGACGTCAAAAGCGCCAGGCAGGAAACGGACTTTTTGGCCGCCAGCAACGGTTGCGGTGACGTTCCACGGGACAGCGATCCCAGAGATTCGCGGCGAGTATTCTTCGTCGTCGTCTTTGGCTGCGGTGAGCTGTGCGGCGGCGGTGAAACGGATCGTGCGGTTGGGTGCGGCCGCGTCAACCGAGTATTCGCTGACGTACAGGGCGGCAAGTTGGTCTAGGGCGGCGTCAATGTCGCGGTGGCAGCCCTCGACTGTGCCGTCGTCGTGTTTGACGACTGCGAAGCCGGAGCATTCGGGGTTTTCTGTTTCGATATGCCAAGGCATTACTCGAGCTCCATTTCGTCCTCGGGCAAATTAGGCGCGGGCGCTTCACGCTGAATCTCGGGTTCCTCAATCATGAATTGCTCTAGGTATTCTTCGACGTCGAATTGGACGTGGCGGCCGTTCGGCAAAACGTCATTCATGCTGAGGCGTTCTTCGATCGCGTGAAGGATTGGTCGAGCGCCGAAAAGGATTAGGTCTTGGCGTGACTGTTGCGCGTTTTGGTAGGTCATGCCGGACTGGTCAATGCCGAGGAGATAGCCAGGGATATCGAGCAGGCGGGCCATTTCAAGCGCCTGGTATTTGCGTGATTCGACCAACTGCAATTTGCTTGGGTCGCTCTGAAACTCTTTCCATTCGACGGCGCTGTTCAGTGCGCCGATCGCGGACACGCGGCGGGCGTTTGCCCAGGCTGATGCCAGTTCGCCCAGCTCTTCGGATGACATTGGTTCCGAATTGCTCGTTTGCTGAAGGTAGCCGGCGGCGATTTCGGTTGCGGAGAATCGTTCGGCTGCCTGGTCGAGACGCAACGCGACTTGGACGGCGCGGCGGCCTGCATAGACGACGCCTTGGTTGGGTGACAGGAACGTGATGACGTTGTTGACGTCAAGCTCCATGCCGTTGAACTCGAGGTCGGTTGGCATGCCAAACCATTCGGGCGACGCCGGCATCGTGGTCGAATAAACCATGTTGGCGGGTAGCCATTGGAACGTGGCAGGGAAGCCGGTTGAGTAGCGGGACGTTACGGCCCAGTGTGCGCGGCCGTACATGATGAGATCTCGAGCGGTTTTGCCGATGATGAATTGGCGCGGCACCGTCGGATCGGGTCGGCTCATCCACGTTTCGCCCTGGACCCAAATTTTTTCGTATTCTTCGCCGCCCCATTGCAGGACGTAGGACTTGAGATCGAGGGTGCCGACGACGGTGGTGATGAGCGAGACGGCGCGGGCGATTGTGGGGACAGATAGGGCAGCCTCTTCAGAAGCCCCAACGCTGTACGAGTAGAACTGCCCTATCTGCGATGCGCCTGCAGCTGCGCCAACGGGGGACGAGGCGAAAGCCGGGGCTTCGATCTTTTTGCGGAAAAGACCCACGCTCGGATTGTGACTCGCAACAATTGCGAACGCAAGCGTTTCGGAGAAAGATAGAAACTGATCCCCTACCTAGCGAAGGCGATGGCGGCGCGGGTTTTTTGCTGTGGTCGAGCGACCAGGGCCGCGGCCCAAATCATGCAG